TGGAAGATGATCTTGCCGCTGGCTGGGTTGAATCCGCGAATGGTCGTCGCGTAGTTGGTGAGAGCCGTGATTGTGGTGCCGGGATGGAATGCGGCAAAGGTCACGCGAGTTGACCCACTGATTCGGCCCGCTGCGGTGATCTCAACCATTGGGTCAACGCCGCGATGAAACACGGTGGCTTTTTGGGCGTTGCGCTTCGTTTCGTAAGTTCGCTTGAAGGACAATGTGAAAGTGTCCAGCAAGATTCCCGCTTCCCCATCTTCGTCGAGGTCATAAGCTGGAAGAGTCCCTGTTTCGATTACTGCGGTAGCCATACGACTAGCGCAATTTGTCAAAGTCAGTCAATCTCCACCGCAAAGCTAATAACTTGCTTCGTGTCACGCTGGTTTGATTCCTCATCCGTCTCCACGTCGAAGTCGCCCAGCCACCGCTTCCTCACTGCCCAGCCGCTTCGGTAAGTCGTTGTTTTCGTCGCTGTCCACGCTGCCCACGCCGATTCATCCCGAATAAAATCCGCCGCCGCCTTGCTCCACGTTGCCGCCTGCGCGTCGGTGGTGTCGTTGGCATTGGTAAGCACATGGAGAGTCAGGTTGGCGTTGACCATGTAATTCCCGGCTCGTTCGCCGTCGATCTCGCAAACCACGCAAGGGCGAGTCCTGGCGGCGGTAGAGCGTGACGCTACCTTTTGCACCGTCGAGGGAATCGTTGCGGTGGAGATGGTGGCGAGGTAATCGGTGAAGATGCCTTCAAGTCGGTTTGTCCAGTGGTCAGCCATTGCGTTTAGATTGCTTGTTAAATGCCGCTTCCGCTAGCTTCTTTTTGCGCTTCTCTACCGCCTTTTGGAATGCGGGTTGAAACTCGCGCCCGACGACTTTCCGCTGTGATTGTGGAAAGGCCACATCCGCCCACGGGACTTGATTGGTGAGCTTGAGAAAGGTTTCGGTTTCAGTGCGGATAAGCTGATGCGCGCCCCTCGCTTTCTTGTGACGCCCCGTGTTATACCACGCTTTGACGCCCTCGCGGTTGCTGATGCTGCCGCCAATGCTTTTTCCTGCCGCAATCCATCCGGCTTTTGCTGCGCCAATCGTTTTCTCCTTTCGTCCAATGTAGGTATTCAACGCTTTTCCTGCCGAGGTAATAATATGGCTTGGGCGGTGACTTTGAGGGACTGAGCGATTCTTTCCAGTTCGCGCTTTTTTGTGAACGTCGGGCGAGACTGCGCCGTGCGTGAAACTGCCGCCCGCCGACTGGATGTCGTCGAGGATCTGTTTTGCAAGCCCCATCTTTTTCATCTTCACCGCCGTCCAGAATGCCGCTGCCAGCCCCTTGTCCACATCCTTCAAAACCTGCCACATTGAGCCGAGGGAGTCGATTGGGACTTGAGTGCGCTTGATCTGGTTTTGCACTGTGCTTACTGCCGCTTTTGGCGGCTGCTCGTATGCGCCATAGGGTAGCGTATTTCTTGCGGTCACGGCAGCAAAAACACGAGCGGCGGTTCTCAAATCAGTCCCGGCTGCAACAAGCATTTTCTTCGGCGCATCCTTGAAAAGCCGATCAAGTCGCGTCTTGTCGAACTTCATCGTAATCATCGGTGTTGCGCTTGGAGAGTTAAAACCCATTCGCCCATCCGGTGATCATTGTTTACGTCCGTCACTCGGTAGGTGGTGGCGGTTGCCTCGCCTGATGCTTTAGTGGTGAGCGTTGAGCCGTTGGCGGGCGCGGTTGGATAATCGCATTTGCGAACGTGAAGTTCGGCGTCGATGCCCTGGATAAAACCGCCGCTTTCGAGGTTGTTTTCTTTCGAGACATCGCTAAGGATGCCCGTTCCTGTGATGCTTGAGATGGTGACGACGACTTGCCCGCCGCCGCAATACTTTTGCCGGAGTCTGGCGCGGTTGAAGAGAGATTCAGAGCGTGCTGTCACATTATGGGGCGGGTGTCTAAAGCGATCAGCGGGTTATTTAGCCTCGGTCATTCCGCACTGCTCTCGCATCGAAACTCCCGGCTCGGGCGGTGGCACGAGATTGTATTGATGCGTCAAGTTCAGAATCTCCTCCGCTAGACGTTGCTGCCGTTCCATCCCCTCGGCGAGGCTGCGCTCTTTATCGCGCGGGTAAAATGGTATCCAAGGGTGCGCGATTTCTCGCGCCCGCTCCCATATAAGCACAAGAGCTTCTTGAGATACGGTTACTTTTACTGGTTCGGTTTGAGTGTCTGTTTTCATACAATTCCCTCCGGTGCCGCCGTCTCCCGCGCATCATGCGTGTAACGGTGCAAAACTTGGTCAATGTGGCAACCGCTCTTGACTCTGCGCCGTGCCTGTTCCGCCCAGATTCTATCCTCGCCATAACTGATGTCAGGGAACAGGCAATCTGCCACAAGCTCCCGCTTCCAAGCGCAAACGTGCCACGGGGCGCGGAGGGTCTGCCCGCCGGCGACAAACGGCCCGTCTTGATGGTTGAGGTGAAAAACCACCTCTGACTGCTTGCCATTGTAGCTTGCGGCTTGCTTGAAGGTGATAACGTCCGGCGCGTGTTTGATGGCGGCGAGGATTAGCGGGATGGTATCGGGATAGATGCCGTCATCATCGTCCACGAACATGACATATTCACCGAGCGCAGAGTCTAGGCACGCTTGCCGCTTGAGTCCGACTGAGCGGGTCATGTTGTCGAGGATAACGATATGTTCGACTTGCGGGTGTGGCGCGATGAGTTCCGCGAGTTCGCGGGTTTTGTCGATTCTGCGCCAGATGGCGGGGGTTAGAATGGAGAGTTTTGGGGTCATGGTTGCGTCTAAATCTCCTGAGAATGTGTTATTGCGTTGTTCTCCTGAAGAATTTCAGCCACCACGTCGGCATGGTAGGTGTCCATGTCCGTGTGATGGATCGGCGTGAAGCAGGCTTCCACGGTGTCCTCATGCCCTGCGTGGTATCCCTGATTATAGAGTCGCACCATGAGCGCGTTTTGCTGGTCGTGAATTTCCCGCCAGTAGTCGTTTGCCCGTCCGATTTCGGCACGGAGGTAGTCTTGCCACCAGTTCACATCCCCGCCTCCGTAGTCGCTGAGAAGTCCAGCGTCATAATCAGAAGGAGAACAAGACGCGCCATCCAACGGCGTGGGCGTCTCTGGTTGTTTCGATTGTCCAGCGCCGCCGTGGATGCGCTCTACGTTCAGCCGATTCTTCCTCACCCAGCACCGCCCGACAACGTGATATTTAATGCCCGCATCTTGCAGCGCCCTTTGCACATCGGGCGAGTCGATGTCATGGCCTGCTAAAATGCCGCCATCCTTAACCCTTGGCCACCACGCCGTCAGGTCAGAATAAACCGAGTCATAGTCATGCGCCCCGTCGATAAATACCATGTCCAACTCGCCAGCCTCAAAGCGAGTCGCGGCTATGATTGATTGATCTGGCAGCGGGTAAACAATGCCACCCACTCCGGCGCGTTCAATGTTCTCTGTGAACTGCACCAACGTCTTTTCCTTGCCCGTATCCTCGTCGCCTTGGAAAGTGTCGATTGCGTGAATCATGCACCGCTTGCCCATGTCCTGCATTCGTTGAGCAAGGTGAATCACGCTTTGGCCCTTCCAGACTCCGATTTCTGCCACCGTTGCACCATCTGGTAGCGCTTTTGCGATGGCTGTGTAGAGGTCGCGGAAGTCGCACCAGCCCTCTACGTCCCATGAACTGATTGCGCCGTCTTGGAGCCGCCCGTAATGCTGCTCTCCAGCCTTGTAGTTTGCTTCTGCATTGCTGCGAGCATAAACCGCATCTATTTCGCCCTTGCCGTGGACGGGGTGCAAATGCTCAAACACTAAATCCCGAGCATCAATCACCACGCCGTCACGGTGAGCGCATTTGCTAAACCAGTTATCCGAATACATGCTGAAAAAGTCAGGATGGAACAAATACCGCTGATCGAGATACCGGGCGCGGGTCAAGATCGCCATGCACATCAAGTCGTCTGTGCGATGCCCGTCCGAAACTTGCAACACGGCAGGTTTTGAAGTGTCGCCAATCCGCTCCAGTATCATCCTGTCCCAGTGCATCGGCGGCTCCCAATCGTCCGAAAGTTGGATGAGAATTTCACCGTGCGAGCGTTCCGCTGCTTTGTTCCATGCGCGAACCGGCCCGCCTGTTCCCATGACAATAACGTGCCGCCACAAGGTGAGGTATTGAACGCTTTGTTCGTCGTCTTCGTCGATGGCGAAAATGTGTTCAATTGCGTCTTGGTTGGCGGCTTTCTCCAGCCACTTACGGCGAGCGGCGGCGGCTTGTTGGAAGCGGCCCCTTGTGGCGTGCAAAAGGCTAATCTTCGCGCCGTTTGCTTTGAAGTGGTTAAGCTCCAACGTATCCGCCCCAGCAAGGTCTAGGTTTGCGCGTAGAGCCATCGCGTGAGCTTCCACACCTTCCCGTCCCCATAGAGTGCGGCGAGCGTTCCACGGCCACTCATGCGGCTTTGGTTGAGCTTTGAGGCATCGCGCCCATGCCAGCATTTCCTCTGGTTCTTGACGAGCAAACGCACCCTTGCACAGTTCGGCGTAGGCTTCGCGGCGAGTTGGGTCGGTGGCTACGGCTTGGAGATAGAACTGTGAACGAAGCGGCTCACTTGATCCTTTAGCGAGGAAACAGTAGATTTGATATTTTTCGACCTTGGGCGTCTTGGGATCTTGTGCCAGTTTCGCGGCTTCGTTCATTGCCTCATCATGCCGCCCCACAAGATCAAGGGTCTGCATATAGTGGAAGCGTTGGGAAATGGTGCGTTCCGCTTCGGGTATCGACTCCAGAATACGCATGTTGCGCTCATTATTTGGAGCGCGGTGAGAGATGGGCGCATGGACAATCTTGACGCTGTTGAGCGTGCCGATTGCGGCGTTCTCAATCGTTGGCATTAGGCATTCGTGAATTGGCGATTGCCACTTCCACGCATCTTTGCGGACAATGCGTTCCCGCATGACGGTAAGCGCGTCCTCTGGCACTTCGTAGGGGAATTGGATGCCGGTAAAACCATCTTCCAACCCGTCAAGGGCGCGGCGGATGATGGGGATAAATGCAGGGTCGAGAATGTCGTCGGTGTCTGCCCACATCACCCATTCGTTTGAAGTTAGGTCGAAGGCCATTTGGCGGGCGGCGGCGAAGTCGTCAACGTGCGGCCAATGATTGCCTTCTGCGTTCTCGTAGACCGTCACCATGTATGGCTTGCCGAGTTCCTTGAGCGTTGAGATGGCAATCTCCTTACTCTCATCTGCTCGACTTGCGCCAATGGCACGAACGAGAATAATCTCATCAACCAAAGGCACGAACGAGCGAAGGAACCGCTCCATGATGTTTTCGACGTTGCCGTAAATGACGGCTAGTGTGAGTTTACGCTTGTAGTCCATAAAATCGTTCGGTTGCGGAAAAGGGCGGCTCTAGAGAAACACCGAAAAGCTAGAGCCGCCCCAATCCAATTGCCCACTAACAATGCGCTTTTAACACAATACGCCCAAGATGGCAAATAAAAAAGCGCGGCCCCCTTTCGAGAACCGCGTTTTGTGGCCTTGACCGCTTATGGAGCGGATTAGGTCGTTGGGGTGGTGAACACTTTCAACGCTCCAGTGACCGCCGTGGCGTAGCCGTAGAGGCAGTGGAGGTTGATGAAGTATTTGCCTTGAGCGCGGGACCAGTGGCGGGTGTAGAGCGCACTGATTCCGGTTTCGTTGTCCACGAACTGCTCAACGGCTTCGTAGTCGCCAGCAGGGAGGTAATCACCCAGGTTCCGCATTGCCACCGCGATTGCGTCTTGGCCGCAAGCGAAGCCGACAAGCGAAACGGAGTTGGATGGCAGGACATCGCTGGAGTAGATGTCCATACCGAGCAAGCGCCCGAGTTGACCTTCCTTGATGGCGAGCGAGTCGCCACGATTCAGTGCCAGAGTGATCTTGTCGTCACCCAAAAGCGCCGACTCGATGTTGAGGTTGCCGACAAACGACTTGTTGCCGCGCACGCCAGCCGCGATCAACGCTTGGCGAGCTTGAATCAACTCGGTCCGGTCATAGTTGGCAGATGCCGTGGTGATAACCGCCGCGCCAAAGTTGGTCGTGGTGATCAGTGACCAGATGTCAGTCAGCACCGCTTGAGACATCGACTTGCCGAGTTGATCGGCGTATTGGTCGAAGCGGGCGGCGTTGCTGGATTCGGCAAGCTGTTGAAGCGTGAGGTCAATCGGAGTGATCTTGCGCTTGTTCAGAGTCACGGTAATTGCGGAAATCAGACCGCCACTTTGCTCGTAAACGTCAGTCGCCTGCGTGAACGTGGTGGTGGTCGTGTTGCCGAACAGCGGGACAATCACCGCATCACCTTGCCCGCGAATCTCGGAAGAGATGTCAGTGGAGAAGGCGTTGAGGGGAGTCAGGATTTCAACGAGCTGTTGGAAAGCGCGTTGACCGAAGAGTTTGTCATTGAAGATTGTAGCCATGATATTTGAGGAGGTAGATTATTTGCGTTGCGAGCGTTGGGCAGCGATGAGTGCCGCTTGATGCTCTTTGTAGAATTTCGAGGATTCAACGGGGTCAGTGATCGCGTTGAACTGTGCGAGGATGTCTCCCTTGTCCGTTTCAGCATCCGGCAAACTCCGTTCAGTTTCAGGAGTGAAGCCAAGAGCCGCAACTTGAGCCGCCGCCTTGGTTTCTGCCGTTTGCCGCTCAGCTTCCAGCCTTGTGATTTCGGCTTGCGCTTCGTCGTAGGCTTTAGCCTTGATCTCAAGCTCGGTCACTTTTGCTTTCAGCGCGTCAATCTCAGTCTTAGCGGCGAGGATTTCGCCATCCTTGACCGTGAGAGCAGCTTTGAGCGTTTCGTCAGTCTCACCACCAAAAAGGGCAGTAAGACGTGACAGGAGGGACTTTGCTTGGGGTTCCGTCACTGGCACTTCCTCGACCACTTCAACGGGAGTTTCCTCAACCGGCGCGGGAGTTGGTGTTTCCTCAATAGGAGCGACCTCCTGAGGGATTTCGGAATTAGCTTGGAGGGACTGTGGAGTCATCTTGAATTTGCGATTGTCAAAAGCGCGGGCGGAAAGCGCCACGCCATTGAGCAACTTGTCAGCGAATCCGCGCTCAACTGCTTCTTTGCCATCCATCCAAGTCTCAGCGTCCATCATTTCGCGGATCTCTTTTTCGCTGTTGCCCGTGCGGGAGGTGTAGGCATTTACAAGCCCGTTGCCGAGTTTGTCGAGCAGGTCGGCAGTGTCGCGCATTTCGTCAGCGTCTCCGATTGCCAGTCCCCAAGGGTTGTGAATCATAACGTAAGCGTTCTCGGGGATCTCCACCGTGTCAGCGGCCATGAGAATCACGGAAGCCATTGAAGCGGCTAGACCTTCAACGCGAGCTGTAATTTTTGCCTTGGAGTTTTTGAGTGAGTTGTAGATCGCCCACCCGTCCAGCACATCGCCGCCGGGGGAGTGGATGGAGAGGTGGATCTCATCCAACTCACCCATGCCGCGAAGGTCGCGCATGAATGCGGATGCGGAGATGCCCCACAATCCAATCTCGTCGTGGATGCTGATGTCTGCCGACTTAGGCTTGTCACTCTTCGCTTGAATCTGATACCATGTTTTCATTTTGGTCCTCCTGGATGTCTAGTTGCTTTTGTTTGAATCCGTCCAATGCGCCTTCATCGAGTCCCATTTCGGATTCGATTTCTCGCCGGCGAAGAATCTCCCGCGCCTTCTGCATCTCCACGCTTTCCCAATCGCGTCCCTTGCGTGCGTGGTAGTCGTTGAGGCTCATCACGCCTGACTCTAGTTGCTCAAGCTCAAGCCGTCCTTCGCGGCCCCTGTCGATGGTCAAGTCAGCCTGTGGAATCCACTCAGCCCACCACCAGTTGCGCGGAGGTGGCGGAAGCTCGCCATTTTTGACGGCTTTGGCGATGAAGTAAGTATAAAAACGCTGGCAAGCCTGCTTGAGTCGGGCTTGCTCATGCTCAATCCATCGTTGAGTCTCAGCCATCAGATAGCGTTGAGACGGTCCGGTTTGTTTTGCCAAGTCCCACAACACTTCAGGCGAAAGCCCCACGCCCCACGCAATGTCGCGCACCAGCCACTCAAGCAACATCATTTGGTTTGGGTGGGGGCGTCCATCATGCAAAACCGAAAGCAGCTCGCCCTCGTTGAGTTGAGCCACCATCCCGCCTTCGCGCATCTGCTCCACGTTGATTGTGCTTCCGCCGCTGGTTTTGGTTGTGACTGCGGACGCAAATCCCTGCGGCCCGTTGCCGCCTTTCATGGTGCGAACTAAGCCCACCTGATTTGCCATCTTGATGCCGTGCTTTACATCGGCGGTGATTTCGGCCTGATCTTGAATGTTGTTCAGGGCGTGAGCGAGTGCGGAAATTCCCCTGACCTGACCTGGACGCTCAAAATCGGCGTAAAAGATCGAGTCAGACGCCGCAACGCTTGACGCCTTACTGGGGTCATTAACGTCAACGAGGTTGTATGCGAGGTGTCGCCCGAATTTGTCAAGAAACACGCCATCTTGGGTCGCTTTGCTTTTTCCGTTGTCGATTTGGTGGGACTCATAAAAGATGATGCGTGCCGTCCCGCTTTCGGTTGAGCTTAGGACTGAAAGCGAATCGCCGTCCTTGATTCGGAGGCGGGTCAGCGCAATCTGCCATTGGAAAAAGTCCATCTTGCCAGCGCGATCAAAGACGAATGGAGTCCCGGCGCGTTCCTCGAAAAGCTCTTCAGCCATCCTGTTAAACTCGCGGTCTGGAGTCGCGGCTTGAGGCTTGAGGTAACCAACGAGATTGGCAACGCCATTGACGATCCGGCGAGCAAGCCCCACATCAGCATACATTTTCCGAGCCTTGCGGAGAATGGTTAGCCTGTCGCCGCCCGTGAGTTCTTGCGATGTGTCCAGCGTGCCCCAGTTGACCCAAGCTCGGCGCGGGGAGTATTGGGCGGCGTCAAAATTGGTCAGCGCGTTAATGCCCGCTGCCCCGCCTGCTTTTCTTCCTCTTCGTGTTCTGCTCATGTGGAAAAGTTGCGGGTTGAAAAGTCTTGGCTGAACCAGCGATCATTGAAGTCTGTGGTTCCTGCGAGTTCGTGCAATGCTTCCTCAATGCGCCGAAGCCATGTCGCCCGTTCTTCGGGGCTGATGCTGATGCCTGTTGCGCTTCCGGCGCGTGAAGATTGACTGGTGATTTGAACTACGTCCTGAATGCGCCCCGCTTCCGCTTGCAATATCGCCAACTCCGCCGCTTCTAGCTCTGCGGCGGTATAGTATTTGACCAATTTTCTGACCCAAATGTCGGCGCTTGCCATCGACATTGAGGGGGAGTCAAAAAATAATGCAGATTGCGCTTGCTATCCTATGCGCTTGGGTTATTTGTAGCGCGTAGTCAGTCAAACAACGAACGATCAAAACAATGAAACTTACGCCTTACACAAAGTCGGCTCGCAAACGCGCAAAGGTCCTTCTGGCCGAATACAAAGCTGGGGCAATCCAGATTTGGAAATCAGCTAAGGGATTCAAAGTTGTTACTTTCGAGCGCCCCGGCCATTCCTATACATCCGATCCCTTTGCTAGCGCCGCGCTTGCCTTTCGTCACATTATTTGCCGTGCAGCAAATACTGGAAACGACATCATTCGGTTCAAGTCCATTGCTGAACGCTATGCCGCCGCATACGGTGTAACCACTCGCTAAACGCCAATGAAAAACAAAGCCGCGCAACAACTTGGCCGTCTCGGAGGACTCAAAACCTCCGAGGCAAAAGCCGCCGCCGCTAAAGCCAACGGGAAAAAGGGTGGGAGGCCCAAGAAAAAACCATGAGCAAACCAGCAATCGAACAATCTGATTTGTGGATGTTTTTTGCCCGTCGATTTAATGAGGAGTATGGGTTTCAACCAAATCCGCGAGACAAGTCAGTGCGCGAATACTTTTCGTGGTATGCGTGGGGTCACTTCGCGCATGGCATGGGGTGGGCGGTAAGTGCTAAACCTTCCCCAATTCTCGACGATCACACTCAACCCGAGCCTCCGCTTTGCATTTGCGGAAATGTCGCGTGTGACGGCGGCGATCTTTGCCGCGAGTGCTGGGATGAGTGGGATGATTTGCAATCGCGGAATCAAACCTCTTCAGCTTCCGGCGGCGATGCCCCAAACTGATGCGCCACCAACCACCAGCTAAGCACCGCTGAGAGCTTTAAAGCGTCAGCGTAGTGGTCATGCGCCAGCTTCTTCCATTGAAGGGGCTGGCGTTTATGTTTTGCCATGATGAGCGCCATTCCTGAAAGCCCCATGATAAAGTCTGGCCCGATGTCCTCGGGAAAGTGGAGTAGGGGTGGGAGTTTCTTTTGGACTCGGTCAAGCCACAAGGCACACTTGATTCTGAAATCGACGTAGCTGGTCAGCATTAGCCCCGGCCAATCGTTGATTTGCGACTGGCTGAACGTGCCGAATGCTTTGTCATTCCCACGAGTGGGCCAGAGCTTGCCGCCCGACATGGCGCATATCTTGTAAATGCGGTCTGTCGCCCATGCGGAGTCGATCAACCCGCCCGAGATGGTCACGGTCTTGCCGGATGGTGTGGCGTATTGCTTGCCTCCTAGCTTGAGCAAGTCCTCGGGGGCGATAACCTCGCCGTAATCTATCACCCATGCTTCGCCTGTTTTCTCAACCGCCGTGACAACGTAATGTGTGGACTTCTCGCCAGGGTCAGCGCCGACTGAGATGTATGCTGGCTCATCAACAGGGCAGAATCCGAGACGGTAAGGTGAACGGAGGCTGAGAATGTCCTCGTCCTTGACGGTGGCGCTTCGCTCCTCCCACGGCAGGGCGAGGGTCGAGTTGAAGAAGTCTTGAAGGATGGAGGTGTCGGTTTGGGCGTCTAGCCATTTCACCGCCAGCGTGCCAAAGGCGCAGGATCTCCACGGGGCGTAGAGGGAGTTGAGGTGGTAGCCTACTCGCCCAGGTTCTGCGTTGGGGTTTGTGGCTACCCATTTGCCGCCGCGAAGCATTTTGGTCTTGTGGCTGTCGGTGATTTTGCCTTTGCACTCTTGGCACTCGTAATGTGCCGTCACCCTAACCCTCGCCTTGTCCCATTCATCCTCTTTACGCTCTTTGGCATACCATCGGACTTGCGACCACTCCAGCCGGATAAACTCGCTGCAATGCGGACAGGGGACCATAAAGTAACGCTGGTCGGTGCGGAGAAACTCTTGCCACACCGTCCCGCTGTCTACGGTGGGCGTCGAGGTCTTAACTCGGAGAGGGTTGGTGAAGCTTTTGGTTCTGTTCTCGGCAAGCTGGAGTGCGGATGCTTCGTTGCCGCGTTGAGTGGCAAACTTGTCCACCTCGTCCATGACCAATAGCCCACACGGGCGAGAGGCGAGATTCGCCGGCGAGTTTGAGCCGACAAATGCAAGTCCCGCCGCCGTAAAGTCTTGGGAGAGTGCGGTGATCTTGCGTGGGCTTGGATGCTTCAACGCTCGCAACGGCCCGCAATCGTCCACCATTGGAAGCCATCGGGTTTGGGAGAATGAGCGGGCGAGATCCTCGGAGGGCATAACCCATAGACCCGGGAGCGGGCGGTGAACGTAACGCCATGCCGTCCCGACCATGATCGTGTTTGTTTTGCCTGTCTGCGTTCCCCAGCATAGCACGATGTCGCTGTTCCGGTCATTGGCGAACATCTCGAGCGGCTCGCGGACGTAGGGAGTCAGAGCGGTGGAGTATGGGCCTTCGTTTTCCGTTTGGCGGATGCTGAGAACGATTTCATCCTCGGCCCATTGCCACACGCGCCGGTTGTCTCGCGGGGCGAAACAGGCGGCGAAGGATGCGAGGAGTGGGTCAATCACGGCAGGACGGATGGCGGGGCGTTGAGTCGCTTGAAGATTCCGGTGAGCGCGGCCTCAATTTGTTCCCTTGCGTGTTCGGGGTCACTAGGGTTCACCTTTGCCGCCAACGAGCCAGCCAGCCTCTCAAGTTCGCCTCTGACAATCATTAGGTAGCCAGTAAAGGTTCTTTGCGCGTCTTGAGTAGTGATAATTTGCCGCGCCTTCTCCATCGCCTCCATAAGCTTTAACTCAAGAGCCGGAGCGCGGGCTGATAGCTGGCTGGCGAGCGTCAGCCATTTGCGACTTAGCTCAGGGTCAGTGTCCTTCCATCGGGTTGCCTCTTTGGTGCAAAAGTCTAGCTTGGATTCCAGTTGCTCGCGGTGCTTTTCCAATCGCTCGACAGTGGACATTCCGCGCCAACCCTCGCCGTCCACCTTCTCTACTTCGGCCTCGATGTTTGTGGGCGGTTTGCGCGGCGGCTTTTCTCCTGTGCTTTTTGGGCGGGTCTTAATCCATGACTCAACAGCCTCAATAGAGTCTGTCGGCATCCCGTCTTTAACCTTGGAGTGAACGCTTTGCCTTGTGATTCCAAGGTATCGAGCTATTGCGGCCTTGGTCATTTGGGGTCGGTTAGCTTACGGATTTGATGTTTTGGGGCATTTTGCCGTTTTTAACGTAAGATTGTTTAAC